ACGACTGAGCCACGCTGATCTGTCCACCGGCCGCGAGGTCGAGCGAGCTGGTCAGGGCCGCGATCGACTCCCGCGCGCTCAGGCCGCGCACCCCAAGCTCCGCCAGCCCCTCGGCCGCCTGCGCCGGTGAGAACTGCGTCGCGATGCCCGCCTGGATCGCGGAGTTCCGCAGGGCCTGCATGTCGTCACCGGTGGCGCGGGTGAGGGCGCCGACCCGCGCCATCGTCTGCCCGAACTCCCCCGCAATCTGCGCGAGGCGGAAGGCGCCCATGAGCGTCCCTATGCCGGCCGCCGTCGCGGCCGCCGCGGCGCCGATGCCGATCAGGCCCGCGCGCATGATGCCGGACCCCAGGCGGGCGCGCCCCGCCGTCCGATCGAACTGGTTGCCCACCCGACCGATCGCGCCCGAGGCCCGGTCGCTCGCCGTGAACACGAAGCCCAGTCCGAGGTTGTTCAGAGCCACGGCCGAATCCTACCTCACTTGCGCGAGCCCCGCCTCATGGCGTCCGCCTCCCGACGCCGCTGTCCGTCGAGCCACTCGGCGTGCGCGAGGGCCTCGCCCCAGCCCATCTCCATGACGTCGCGGCGGGTGAACGTGTAGCCCGATCCGCCGTGCGGCGTGTAGCACAGGACGCGGATGAGGTCCTGAAGCATCTCGGGCTCGATCTCGGGGAAGATGCCGTAGACGGTCCCTATCGGTCGGCGCTGACTACGCGCCTGCCCTGCCTCTGCCGGCGGACTCGTCGCCGAGGCGCGAACATCCGCTGAAGGTCCAAAGGGAGATCCACCTCCCACTCGTACCCGCACTTCGGGCAGTAGACATCGAAGCTCGTCTCGACTCCGCCGTCGGCCCCCTCGAACGCGTCGACGAGCACCTGGGCCTCGCCCAGCGACAGGTCATCGATCCACGCCTTGAGGCCGCGGGACTCCACGCCCTCGACCTCCACGACGCGCGAGTGGAGCGCGGCAGCCATGAGGTCGTCCCCGACCTCGCGCAGCATCTTCGCGGCCTTGACCTGGTCGTGCCCGGTCTGGAGCCTGAAGTGGACCTTGGTGCCGTCCGACGTCGCCGTCTCGAACCGGTTGTCTCGTGCCCTGATCTTCTCCCGCGACTCGTCCGGCAGCGGGTACACCGGCAGGTCCTGCAGCGGCAGCTCCCAGACGAACTTGTTGCGGCACGAGGCGCACTGCATGTCCAGCTCCTCCGTGTCGCCGTGCGTCGCGCAGCGGATCATGAGGATGGAGTACACGCGGTCGCACGCGAGGACGTGACCCCAGTCGAGCCCGCCGCCCGACGCGGTGTAGGGACCGATGTCGTGCGTCTCCCGCCAGCACGCCTGGAGGATGTCCCCCGACGCCTTGCCCGTCCTCATCGCCTTCGCGTCGGACAGGCACCGGGCGTCCTCCGTGCGGAGGTGCGACACGACGCCGGATAGCCCCGAAGGGCAGGTGATAGTTCGCTGCATGACTTCCCCTCATGCGGCGACGGGCGCCAGTGCGCCAGCCGGCCCGCGTTAGATCAGCTCGAAGTAGTGGAAGGCGAGCGTGACCTGCTCGATCACGTTCTCATCCGCCTCGTTGTCCCAGTCGCCCGCGACGAACTTCTGAGGCCACGCCTTGTGCAGGCGCCACCGGCGAAGCTCCGAGTTGTCGCGGTCGAGCTGGACGATGTCCACCATCCGCTTGAACTGCGGATTGACGAGGCCCGCCTGCGCGGCGACGTTCGCCGTCTCCAAGAACCAGTCGTACAGGTCCTGGTCCGCCGTGGAGCCACGCGACAGGGTCACGTCAGTGAAGGTGACGCGGCCCGGGTCGGGGTCGGCGGTGAGGATGCCGCCCTCGTGGTGCATGATCTTTGCGATCTCCGCCGACAGCTCGGAGCAGTCGCGGAAGGCCGACGAGCCCAGGCTGTCCACCTCCACGATGAACTTGAACTTCTTGTGAAAGTCGCGCGGTGTTCCGATGATCATCTTCTGCTCCTATCCGGGTGCGGGATCAGACGCCCGCCGCGGCCAGCTCCTCGTCGAGGTCACGTGTGTCCTGAGCGAAGCGCAGGATGATGAACTCCGCGGGCTTGTTCGTCGCGAGTCCGACGCGAGCCGAGAGTCGGCCGGCGAAGATTTCGGTGGGCGGGTTGAGGCCCGTGCCGGTGTCGACCACGAACGAGCTGCTCGGGGTCGTGCCCCGGAACGCGCCCTGGTTGAACTGGATCAGGAGGAAGGCGGTGATCGTCCGGTTCACCTGCGCGCGCAGCGCCGGAGTGTTGTTGCTGTGCCGGGCGAACTCCAGGCCGCGCTTCACCGACTGCTCGATGAAGATCACGCCCCGCCGCTCACCGACCGAGGGGAAGTTGCCGCTGCCCTTCAGCGTCCGTGCGCCGTCGATGTAGAGCGGGTTCCCCGGCTGCGTCGTGAGCGGGTTGATCCGCTTCGGGAAGATGAGGTCGCGCGTGCTCTCCTTGAGCACGTCCTCGTCCTCGAACCCGACGACGCCTCGGAGGATGCCGCGCTCCACGCCCGCCGGCTGGAGGTACACGCCGCCCGGCTGGCTCGCATCGGTGCGAGCGTAGACGCCGGCGATGTGCCCGGAGGGCGGGACCACGATCGAGTCGCCGTCGCCGAAGACCGTCTTGTTCGGGTTCAGCACCTTCACCTGCGGCCAGTAGATCGCGCCGAACTCGGAGAGGTTGAGCAGCGAGGCCGTCGTCTCCGTGTAGGTGATGATCTGGTTCTTGTCCTGACCGGCGGGCGGGTCGATGACCGCGAACACCGACAGGGCGCGCGTGTCCTCGCAGTACGTGATCATCGCGTTGTGGACTGCCGCGGTCGGGCGGTCGGGCACGGCGAGGATCGAGAGGTCGATCGAGGAGTCGAGGACGCGGATGCCAGTCGGTCCCGCGTCGGAGCCGATGAAGTCGAGGTCCGCCAGGCCGACGAGCCCATCATCCCCACCCGAGAGCGGACCGAAGAGGCCGTTGACTGGGCGCCGCTGCAGCGCCGTGCCGGCGGCGACGAGGTCGGTGAACTGCACGAGCTGCGATCCGACGTTCGGATCGTTGATCACCGTCTCCGCGTAGCTGTCCGAGGTCGGGTCCATCGTGAGGTTCGGGAAGGTCTGGATCACCAGCCCGCCGTCGAGCACCTGGACGTTGAACTCCTCGGCCACGCCGGAGGTCGCCGCCTTGATGCAGATGGTGATGTCGTCCGAGTACGAGCCGTCGTAGCGCGCGGGGACGTCTGCGGTCGGCACGGCCGCGCCGGAGGTGCCGGAGTGCGTCGCATTGTCGAACCCGAACTCGTCGTCCGCCGTCGACGGCGCCTCGACCTGGACGGAGAAGGCGGCGCCCGCGGTGTCGCGCGTGACGAGCGTCTGCCCGCCGCTGCTCGACACGGTGACGCCAGCCACCGCGGCCTCGATGACCACCTTCGCCTCGGCGACGGTTACCGCATCGATGAAGGCCACGTTGCCCGTGCCGGTGCCGGTGCCGCCGGTGCCGGTCGGGAAGGCGAGCGCGCCGTTCGCGGTGCCGCCCGTGACGTCGACGGTGGAGCCGGTGCCGCGCGAGTCGGAGGTGATGCGCACCGCCGGACCGGCGACGACGACGGCCGACAGGCCGACCGTCTCCGCGTTGATCACCGCCGCCACCTCGGCCGCCGTCGCGGTGCCGATGGTGACGAACTCGGCGGTATTGAAGGTGACCGTCTGCACCGGGCCGCCATCGATCGACAGCGTCAGCGTCTGGAGGTCGACGATCGCGTAGGTCTCCGCACCCGAGTCCTGGAACGCAGCGACGGCCGTGAAGGTCGCCGTGAGCGTGCCGCCCGCGTCGATGGAGAAGTCGAGCGTGTCGCCCGGCTCCAGGTCGAACGGCTCCGCGGTCGTGCCGAGGACGCTGCCCTGCGTCGGTGCGCCCGCGCCGGTCGCGAGCTGTAGCGTTCCCGCCGTGCTCGTCTTCGTCACCGTGGAGGTGACGTCCGTGTAGTGAACGGTGCGGACGAAGTCGAGGACCTGGCCGCTGTTCTGGAAGAACCCGCGGACGGCGTGCGACGCGTCGCCGTCGACGATGTCGCCGCCGAAGACGTTGAGCCACTCCTCGAACGAGGAGGAGCGCACGCGCTCCCCGATCGGACCGCGCTCCGTGATCCCGACCATGCCGAGGATGTTCGTCGCGACGCCGGCGATCTGCCGGATGCGCGGCTGCTCCTCGACGATGATGGTCTTTGAGGCGAGTAGTTCGGTGCTCATGGTTCTCTACCTCTCCTTCACTCGTCCGTGGCGACGTCCGCGGCGGTGCCGCGACCGCGCGAGGAACTCGTGCTGGGCTTGGTCCTGGTCTTGGTGGTGGCGACGGACTCGGCCACGATGAGCCGGACCTTCCCCGCCCTCACCGCGTCGCGGATGGCGGGGACGGAGGCAATCTCGTCGGGCAGGTCTGCGATGGAGTCACCGCCGAGGAGCGTGAGGGTGCCGGAGAGCTTTCGCTTCACCTCACGGAACCCGACCTCGCCGGTCCGCGGGTTGTGCTCACTCACGCGGATCGTGGTGACCGCGTAGCCCCACCGGGGGCGGAAGAAGACGGGGTGCCTCAGCTCGAAGAGCTGGCGCCGTCGCTGCATGTTCACAAGGGTCGTAGCCATCAGCACTTTCCTCCACCAGGCCCTGGGCCGACACGGTAGCTCACGCCGGTCTGACTGACACCTACGGTGACTGGGTCGTCCACGTCCTCAGTCATACCAGTGAGATCCCTCGCGGCCTCATCCGTGAAGCCGGCCAGGTCCTCCAGGTCGAACCCGCGCACGACTACGGAGCCCGTCGCGGTGCGGAGGTTCGAGTTGTTCGGGGCCTTTCCAGCCAGAAGGTCGCCGCCGGTCGTCACGTCGAACTCATACCTCACGCGCCCCTTTGACGGATCGTCCGGGTCGCGTGCGACGGTGAGGTAGGGGTTCCGGTGCATGAACTGAGTCCACAGTGCGGACAGGTTCAGCAGCTCGATCTTACTGTCGGTCACGAGGAGGACGTCAAACTCCAGGTCGACCGTGTGCGGCGCGTTCCGCAGCAGGACGGTGTCGTCCGACTGCACCTGCTCGACTGTCCCGTT